ATGAGTATTGGTGGAGGTTTTGGTACAGGTGCCATTGTGATGAAACAAGAAGACATAGGTACTTTTGGAGATATTGATGCTCTATCTTTTTTAGGCACAGGTCAAGATAGAGAAAAAAAATTAGAAGCTGACGATGATGCTTTTAGACAACTAACTAACAAATTTAAATTTAGTGCAGAATTAGCTTTTCCAATTTTACCTTTTATTTATGGCACAGGTGCTGTAGGTAAAATGTTAGCACAAAAAGGAAAAGATCTAGCATTCAGTGATTCACAAATAGAAAGATGGGTAGATAAGTTTGTTGGTAAACCTTTTAGATCTAGAAGTAATAAAGCTCAAGAAATATTTGATGGTGTTCAAAAACTAGAAGGTAAAAAAAGTTCCGTTAAACTTATAGCAGATGATGCTGCAAAAGATTTTGACCAAGCCTTAAAGAAAATATCTAAGAATAGCACAAGAGCTTCTGAAGCTATGCAAAACCCATTGCAGTTATCTAAAGTGTTTTCAAACTTTTTATTATCAACAGATGATATAGTTGCTAAGAACGTTATAAAATTTAAAGGTTTTTCTGAAAAATCATTAAAAGCTTTTAGAAAAGCTATGAATGAGTTAGGGGTAAATAAAAATGCAATTGAAGAATTAATTGGTAATGGAATAGCTTTTAGAACAACAGCCGCTGCTTTAAAAAATTTAATTGCTAAAAATAAAAATGTTAACGTAGGCATTAAAGATTTAAACGAAATATTAAATGCTAGAGTTAAATATAATTTAGCATCTGATTATAAAATTTTTGACAAAAACACGGGGTTGTTTGATGGTTTTAAACCAACACTAGCAGCCAAAGAAGAAGTAGCTAGAATTATTCAAAAGTATCATAGACTAAATGGAGAAAAAGATTTTAACATAGACGATGCAATGATCGTTGTTAATAATATTTTAAAACGTGTAAGTAAAAATCCAATATCTAATACTCCAGAGTTTCCAATAGGATCTGTTAACATAATGGATGATGCAGCTGTTCAAATTGTAAATATAGGTGACAACATTACAGCAGCAGGTAAGTTTAAACCCAGTAAAGATGGTGGACTCATACAAACAAAATCAGACTTAGCAGCTTTTAATACTTTGTTTGGTAAATATACTAACGCTAAGAATATTATCTACAACGTCATGACTGATCTTGGAGAGATAGTAGCGAGAGATAATTTTTATACGACGCTTAAAAATCAAAATGCTGCATTATTAGCAAAAGGTGAAAGAGCTTTGTTTTATCCTACATATAACCAAGCGTTGGCTAAATTACCTTATCAAGAAATATCTAGACCATTAAAACTTACAACTAGATTATCAGATCAAATTTATACATCACCACTAGATGGTATGTTTACAACTAAAGCTTGGGCAGAAGCTGTAAAAGTTGGAGATCAAATTATAGGTAGTTCACTTACTAGATCACTTCCTTACAGAGCTATGATGTTAATACCTAAAGGTTTATCACAAGCAGGTAAAACTATCTTAGGTCCATTTACACACTTTAGAAATTTTTTCTCAGCAATCTTTACTACTGTACATAGTGGTAACATTTTAATTTCACCTTTAAAATTAGCTGAGTTTGCAAGAACTGCTTTTAATACTATTCAACCACAATTTTTATATAGAAACACACCAGACAATCAAAAGCTATATAGATTTTTATTAGAAGAAGGGGTAACTAACAAAAATGTTGTAGCTCGAGAGATTGAAGGAATAATAGGGGATATAACATTAGCTGGTCAAAGAAACACTTCAGCTGAAGTATTTTTTAATAAACTTATAAATACAACGACATCAAAATTTAAAAAACTTTATGGAATGGCAGCAGATGCATATACAGCTGAGGATGATATATTTAGAGTTATAAATTTTTTAGCAGAAGGACATAAATTAAAAGAAGCTTTTAAAACTGCTGTAAGAGATGGTGTAAAAAATCTTGATGGCACATTAGTAAAAATGCCAGATGATTTAAGTATCATGAAAGAAGCTGCTAAAGTTGTAAGAGAAACAGTTCCAAATTATGCTTATGTATCCGATTTTGTAAAGGGCGTTAGAAGATCACCTCTTGGAAGTTTCGCAGCTTTCCCATCAGAAATTTTTAGAACGGGTGGTAATACCACTATGCGTGCATTATTTGAATACAATGATCCTGTAAGACAAACTATTGGTATGAAAAGATTAGTAGGTCAAGGATTAACTTATGCTTTCTTTCCAATCGCAGCTATGAAAGCAGGCTCTGCTTTATATGGCATTACTAGAGATAAAATTATAGCGATGAGAGAAGTACTACCTACGTGGTCAGAGGATAATACTATCATAGGAGTATATGAAAATGGTAAATACAAATACATAGATTTTAGTCATGGTTTCTTTTACGATACAATGACTCAACCTGTTAACACCATTATAGCTAATGTTGAAAAAGCAAAAGTTGCTAATGAAGAAGATCCATTAATTGTTGGTTTTGTAAATGGTATAACAAAAGCAATGGGTAAAACATTAGAACCATTCTTTTCAGAATCTATTTGGACAGGTGCAGTGTTTGATGTTTTAGTTAGAAATGGTATTAAAGAAAATGGTGCCCCTGTTTGGAACCCTGAAGATAGTTTAATGACTAAGTGGCAGAAATCAACTCAACACGTAGCTTACACATTATCACCTGGATCATTGCCACAGTTAAACAGATTAATTGCAGCAATGCAAAATAAAAGTGTAAAAGGTGTTAACTATGAAATACCAGATGAATTATTAGGTTTTGTTGGTTTTAGAAAAGTACCTTTAGATTTAGAGAGAAATTTAGAATTTAAAATAAGAGATTATTTAGTAGCAAAAGAAAATGAGAGAAAAAAAATATTAGAAGGTTTACGAACAGGAGATCCTATTACAGATGAAAATCAAGTGATTAGACAATTTTTTGAAGCAAATAAATCTTTTTATGAGGACATGAGTAAATTAAGAAGAGTGTATGATGCTGTAAAAACTTTAGGTATGAGAGATCCAAAGATAGTTGATATTTTTGGATCTAGAAGACAAGGTCCACTCTATGATGATATTGAGAATAATAAGTTTGTGCCAATCTTTGTTACTAAAGGAATGATAATAAGTACAGAAGATTTAGCTAAGGAAAAAAATATTCCTAACGTTTTAAATAGTAGGGTAATGAAACAAATAGAAAAAATGGAAAAAGACATGCAAAGATTAAAATTAAATCAAGATTTTGATTTAGATATTAATAATTATTTATTAGAAACAAAACAAACATCTGAATTACAAACACCACCTCTGCCACAAGAAGTGACACAAACTGCAGTAAGCCCTGAAGTTGTAAATAGTGGTCAAGTTGCACAACTTAATAATGGATTGACGATGGCAGAAAATGCACTATTGTCTGAAGAAGAAAAGATGATAAAATTAAGACAAAGGAACATGATAACATAATGCCTAATGGTAACAAATTACAACCCAAAAGCACAAGAGAGCATTTGCTTTCTATATATGGATATATTACAGGTATCAAAAAAGACATGAAACATATGCACGAAGGTATTCACGATTTGGGCGGTAAGATAGACAAGATCTATTGGGTGGTATTGGGTACTGTTGGGGCAGTATCACTTCTGTTGCTAGAAAAAGTTATTGACAAAGGACTTTTTTAAATCCATTCTTTTAAATCTTCACCCATAATTTCAGTGGCAATATTTATTTTCTTACGTAAAGCTTTTACAATTTTTTCATCAATAGTATCTTCGGTCATAATGTCAATGTAAGTCATAGGTTTTGTTTGACCAATACGATCAATACGTGCTTCAGATTGTTGTCTCTTTTCAAGATCATAACCATTTGAAAAATAAATCATTGTACTTGCAGCGGTTAGTGTGATACCATACCCGCCGGTTTGAGTGGTCCCTACAAAAAATCTACACTTGTCATTTTCTTGAAACTTCTTTATATTATTTTGCCTTTCTTCTTGTGGGGTTAAACCATAATAGTCTACAACCGAACCTTCACCATGTTTCTTTTTTATTTCTTTAATAATTCTTTGAACATCTTTTTGATAGTGAGACCATATTACAGCTTTACCCTCTACCTCATCTAATATGTCTAACAACTCATCAACTCTTCGTGATGGTATTTCTTGCACCGTTCCATCATCGGCTGTAAAGTGGCCACAAGTAATTTGATGTAGTCTCATCAACTGCACCATAACCGTTGAAGTTGTAACTTGCTTACCCTCTAATTGTGCATAAGCATATTTTTTCATTTCTTTATAAACTTTTTCTTGAGGACCTGTCATAGTTACCATACGTTTCATGTATGTTTTTTTAGGTAAATCTAAACAATCATCTTTTAAAACTCTCTCTGAAAAAGGTCTTATCTTTTCTGAAAGCTCACCTAAATTTCTATATCCTGTTACAACGTTTACAGAACGTGAACCTAAATTTATTGATTTCATAATAGAGTATCTCGCTCTAAATGTGTAAAAAGATTGATGATCCAGGTACCAGGGATCAAGAAAAGCACACTGAGCAAATAGATCTAAAGGTGAATTAGTAACAGGAGACCCTGTTAATATTCTTCTGTACTTAGCATACTCACGTAGCTTAACAATGTTTCTTGTTCTCTTAGCTGTAGGAGTTTTAATAGTTGTAGACTCATCAATAGCCATCATAGCTTTGTGTGATGACAAAAATCTACGAGCAAATTCTTTTCCAAAATCATACGAAAAAGCCTCTACGTTCATAATTAAAATATGAAAATCTGTACCTGTTTGAAATAAAGTGTTTAATTTTTGTGTTTGTTCACCTGACTTATCAGAGCTTTTCCATAACACTATTTTCCTTTCAATGTGATCTGGTAAATGTTTTGGTATTTCTTGTTCGTACCAGTTCTTGTAAACACCTTTTGGTGCTATTAATAATAGCCCATTTATTGAGCCATTATCGTATAGCATAGCACAATTATCTATTAATACTTTAGATTTACCTGTACCCATTTCCATGAAATAGGCAAAGTTTTCCTTATCCCAAGAACGCTCTAATGCTTTAAGTTGATGAGCATATGGCTTAGATTTAAATTTATAGTTTATCATTTACTTATCTTTCTAAAAATGTATATATAGGATAAAAGAAAAAAGTCAATATGAAAATAACAGATCATCCTATACAAAATAAACCTAAAGTTTATTTGATCCAAGAGATACCAGGAACTTCAAAAGGAGAGCCTAAATATAATATTTTAGGAGCACAAAAATATGGTGAAATTGTGACAATGCTTCCAGAGTTTTCACAAATGATTTTATCTCCCGGTCCTTTAATTATAAAACTTAGAACACTTTTAAAAAACTATACATCACAAGATTATCTTTTATTATCAGGTGACCCTGCAATTATTGGTGTTGTGTGTTCACTTTGTGCTGATATTACAAATGGAAAATACAAATTATTAAAATGGGATCGTCAAGAAAAAACTTATTATCCAATAGAAATAAATATTCATCAAAAATAGTTGACATCATAAATTAAATCTTTATATTGTTAGTGCGAATTATTATTAGAACATTAACACATTAAGGAGATATTTATGAAAGATATTAATTTACGTCATGATGCACCATCACAGGTGTCACAAATAAACCCAGAAAAAATCTCAGAAGAGATTTCTAAATTACAAGCTGTTCAGCAAGAAATCATCAACAAGGAAAATGAAATTAAAGAATTAAAAGATCGTGAAAATTATTTAGGCGGTGTTGTAATTCCTGATTTGATGAATGAATTAAATTTAAAAACATTAAAGTTGCAAGACGGATCTGAATTATCCGTTGGCAATAAATTTTTCGCTTCAATAAAAGCAGATAAAAAATCTGAAGCGTATGACTGGCTTCGTACTGCTGGCCTTGGCGACATTGTGAAAAATGAAATCACAGTTCGTTTTGGCAAAGCTGAAGATACCAAGGCGCAGCAATATGCTACCCTTGCAAGAGGACAAGGCTATGATCCGGAACAAAAAGTTTCTGTTCATGCTGGAACCCTTCGATTAACTCTGGAGGATTATCATTCACGTGGTGGTAGTATTCCTTCAGAGTTTTTTAACACGTTTGAAAAAAATCAAACGCAAATTAAAAACAAACCAAAACAATAGACTAACAAATCAATAGGAGGATATATGGATAGTCAAGTAACAACAAAGACCAATGCAGGTGCATTGGCAACAATCAATCTCAGAGCAGACTCTGGTAAAGGCGCAGAAGAAATTAAGTCGGATGACGTATCAACACCGATCTTAAAAATTCTTCATCAACTTTCTCCAGAATGTAATGAGAGAGACGCTAAACATGTAGCGGGTGCAAAACCAGGAATGATATACTCATCAGGTTTTGGATCTCTCATTGAGAGCGATAAGGGTCTAGATGTAGTGATAGCTCACGCACAGACTAGATATCCTGAATGGCAAGAGAGAGGCGATAGTGCTTCTGCTCCTGTTGGAACTCACATCGATATTCCAGCTGATGCTAAAGAAGAAAAGAATGGTAGATATAGATTACCAAATGGTAACTATGTTGAAAAAACTGCGTACTTCTATGTGTTGGCAATGGTGGATGGTGAAGTAAAACCTGCAGTCATTCCAATGAGATCTTCAAATCTTTCTCCAGCTAGAGAACTAAACAATCTGATTAAGAATCTTAGATTCACAGATGATAAAGGTTCTTTCAATCCTGCATCATATGCAGCAGTTTATAATTTAAAAACTGTTGGCAGAACAGCAGGTAGTAAAAGCTGGCATGTCTATAAACCATCAAGAGTAAGAAATCTTGATGTCAGTAATAAAGAAGATGCAACAATCTATGAAGTGGCGCAACAACTTCAAAAGACCGTATCAAAAGGTGCAGCTAAACCTAAATACGAAGCTTCTTCAAATACTGGAGACATTGTATAACAAAGTTACCGTGGAGTAACACTTGCGAGAAGGGCGTGGAAGCGAGAGTGGAAACGCCCTTAATAAAGATATGGAAGAATTTAAAAAGTATTTTACAGGATTAACACGCGACTTTGGTTTTTGTAATGTAGAAAATGGCTACATAGATGAAAACTCAGGTAAATTAAAAATTGATCCAGGTGATTATGGTTGGGCTCACAGAGCAATAACAGACGAAGATTATCAAAAACATTTAGATGGCAAAGTATCAATAGGACTACAACCTTGTGATGATGAAGGCACGTGTTCGTTTGGAGCAATAGATGTAGATCCAAAAGATTATTCTGACTATAACTTAGGTAAATTTTTAAAAGTTATAGAAGATAAAAAGCTACCTGTAATTCCAATAAAATCTAAAAGTGGTGGACTGCATGTATATATTTTTACAGAAGAAAAAGTACCTGCAACATTAATAAGAGAAGTATTACAAAATTTATTATTTTTGTTTGGCCTATCATCTAAAACTGAAATCTATCCTAAACAAACTAAACTAGGTAAGAATCAAAACGGAGAGAAAACTGTGGGTAGTTTTATAAACCTACCATACTTTAAAACAACAGAGCGTAGAGCTCTCAAACCTGATGGTTCTCCAATTGAGTACAAGGATTTCTTAGAAGTCGTCAAAGTTAATTTACAGACAAAAGAATCATTAAAAGAATTAATAAATAAAAAAGTAAATAATGAATTAAAAGGTGGCCCAGATGATTTAAAAGATGGACCACCATGCTTACAGGTTATCTGTAAAGAGGTACAGGAATCAGGCACCAAACTAAAAGATGAAAGAGATAGATTTTTATTTAACTACATGGTTTTTTCTAAAAAGAAATATCCAGAGTCTTGGGATAAGAAAGTATTACAGGCAGCAAGAGACTACATACAATACGATGAAATATGGGGCGATGAGAAAGTAAAAGAAAAAATAAAATTTTGGAAAAAAGATACTGCAGGTCACACTTGTTATGACTTACCTATCTCTGCATATTGTGCAAAAGGTGTATGTATTAAAAGAAAATTTGGTATAGGAAGTAATAGAGATACACACTGGCCTCAACTTTCTAACTTAATTAAAATAACTTACAGACCTGAACCTGAATATTTTTTTGATGTAGAACTTGGAAACAATGATGTAGTTCAAGTTCACGCTAAAAATATTAGTAAGATGGATGAGGTAAAACAAATGCGTAAGTTAGTTGCAGATAGCACAAGTATCTTTCCACCAATAATAAAACAGAATGAGTTTCAAAAAATTCTTGAGGGATTGTGGGCTACTAAAAAAGATATGCCACCACCTATAGGAACTAACCCTATAGAAATTTTAAAAGAGGCTTTAATAGAATATGTAAACGGACCCGAGGCAACTACTAACACTGCATTTGAAAGTGGATCAGTATTAATTGAAGATGATTATTATTATTTTATATTTCAAAAATTTTATGAAGAACTTAAACGAGGTGACTGGACTCAGAAAAGAGATAGGACAGCTCACTTAATTCGCCAACACTTCAAGGGAGACTTTGATTGTAAAAAAAGATTTCCCAAAGGCGACAACAAAGAATCTTTTCCACAACTCAGGGTACTTAAATTACCAATAGAAGGATTAGAAAAAGAAGAAACACCAGATGAAAAAGTAGAAATAGAAGATAAAAAGGAGATAGTATGACGAAAAAACTACCAAGCGTATGCGTATCATTACCTGCGTACGATCAAATGCATGTCGCAACATGTTTATCATTAATAAAATTATTTGATAAATTTACGGTGGCTAAAATAAAAGCAACCATCAATACATTCAAATGTCCATACATAGGCTATGGTAGAAATACTTTGAGTGCATTGTTTTTACAATCAGGTTTTGATTATCAGTTATTTGTAGATGCTGATGTGGAATTTGAACCTGATGTAGTAGGGCGTATGATTATAGCAGAAAAAGATTTTATCTGCTGTCCTTATAGGAAAAAAACACAGGATAACTCTGTAAAATATTCTGTGCAGTTTGAAAACTTTGAAGAAATAAAAATAGATAACAAAGGATTATGTAAAATAAAAAGGGGACCGGCTGGTCTAACTTTGATTCACAGAAGAGTTTACGAACAATTAATGGCTAAACATCCTAACCTAAAAATAAAAAATAGTTCTGGAATACCAAAAGAAGCATCTAACTTTATGTATAATTTTTGGGAACCAGAATTTAAAGATGGTATATGGATAGGTGAAGACGTTAAGTTTTGTGACTTAGCCAAAGAAGCAGGTTTTCAATTCTATGCCCTTGTTGATGGAGAGACAACTCATCATGGAAATTTTGGGTACAAAGGAAAATTAGTAGATACATTTCAAAAAGCCAATGGCAAAGCTGACTAAAATATTTGGTCCACCTGGAACAGGTAAAACCTACCGATTACTTCAAAGGGTAAAGGCTTATGTTCGAACTGGTACTCCATATCACCAGATTGGATATTTTGCTTTTACTAAAAAAGCCTCTGGAGTGGCGCGTGATAGGGTGGGAGTTTCGGAAAAACAAGTTCCATACTTCCAAACTATCCATGCGTTTTGTTTTCATCTCTTAGGCATGAACGAAGAACAAATTATGCAACCTTATAATTATGAAGAGATAGGAAAGTTATTAGGAATTCGTGTAAATTATTCTGACAAATATAATGAAGAGCAAACACATTATTTAACTTGTAATAATCCATACTTTCAAATGATAGGTAAAGCTATCAATCTTGATATAGATATAAGAGAATTATTTAATAGAAACGAACACGATAGAAAAGTTATTGATTGGGGTCCTTTAAAAAACATAGCAAGCAATCTAAAAGAATACAAAAGAATAAATGAGATCATGGACTTCAACGATTTAATTAAAACATTAATAAACAAAAAAGATAAGATACCAAAACTCAAGGCTATATTTATTGATGAAGCTCAAGATCTATCTCCACTACAATGGAAATTAGTTGACATATTAAAACAAAAAACAGAACACTTATACCTAGCGGGTGATGATGATCAAGCTATCTACGCTTGGGCTGGAGCGGATGTTAATAGATTTATTACGGAACCAGGTAGAGAAATAATTTTAAAACACTCAAGAAGAATATCAAAAGCTGTACAACAACAATCAGAAATACCCATTAGTCGTATAGCAGGCATCAGGAAACATAAAAAATATTTACCGAGACCAGTAGAGGGATTAGCTCAACACATAAATAATTTAGGACAAGTGAATTTAAAAGAGGGTAATTGGTTAATTTTATCTAGAACTAAAAGTAATTTACTTACAATTATGGATGAGTTGAGGCGTAAAAATTTATATTATCAAAGTAATAAAGGTAAAAGTTTCATTGTTGGAATATATAACGCGGCAGTAGCATATACTAAATGGAAAACAGAAGAAAGTTTAGAACCATCAGAAATAAATGATATAAAAGATTACATACCTGATTCTAAATTTTGGGACAAAAACAAAGAATGGTATGAAGTTTTCACTGCAGCTCCACATAAAGAAGTTTTGTATATAAGAAACATGTTAGCAAATGGAGAAAAATTAAGTGGCAAAGCAAGAATATTTGTTTCAACAATTCATGCAGCAAAAGGTGGTGAAGAAGACAATGTAATTTTATCTTTGCATCAAAGCAGTAAAGTTCAAAAAGGAATTAAACAAAGTATTGACAAACAAGATGAGGAGCATAGAGTGTGGTATGTGGGCATTTCGAGAGCAAGAAATAATCTATATAAATTAAAAGCCAAAAAAGTAATAAAGGAATATAAGCTATGACAAACAAGGAAATCTTTAAAGGCACGACATATAAATCTTTAGAACAGCAGGTAGGCGGGAAACACTACCACTCAATGAAGATTCAGCCTGCAGAATTTATTAATGAAAATAAATTATTATTTGCGGAAGGGAATGCTATAAAATATATTTGTAGGCATTCTGCAAAAGGGAAAGAAGAAGACATAAAAAAAGCAATACATTATTTAGAAATGATATTGGAAAGAGACTACTCATGAAATTACCCAGTTACATGCAAGCTCAAACAGAATGGGTAATGCACACAGAATATCCCGACTTAAGAGACTACCCTGAAATAGCAATAGACTTAGAAACAAGAGATCCTAATTTAAAATCTATTGGATCAGGTGCAGTTGTAGGGCGTGGAGAAGTTGTAGGAATTGCTGTGGCTGTTGAAAGTAATAGTTGGTATTTTCCAATAGCTCATGGTGAAGGACCTAATATGGATAGGGCTAAAACTTTAGAATGGTTTAAAGATATTTTAAATTGTCCAGCCACAAAAATATTTCATAATGCAATGTATGACGTGTGTTGGATACGTAATTTAGGCTTAAATATCAATGGTTTAGTGGTAGATACAATGATCGCATGTTCACTCCTAGACGAAAACAGATTTTCATACACACTCAATACTTTGTCTTGGCATTTTTTAAACAAAGGTAAAAATGAAAGAGCACTTACTGAAGCTGCAAAACAAAGAGGACTGGATGCTAAAGCGGATATGTGGCAGTTGCCTGCAAGTGAAGTAGGATTATACGCAGAGAAAGATGCAGAGTTAACTTTTGAACTTTGGCAGCATGTAAAAAAATTAATTGTTGAAGAGGACCTTCAAGATATTTTTAATCTCGAAACCGATTTGTTTCCTTGTTTGGTCGATATGCGTTTCCTAGGGGTGCGGGTAGACGTGACAGCAGCCAATCAATTAAAAAAAGAATTGACCCAAAAAGAAGAATCATTAATACACCAAGTCCAAAAAGAGACAGGCATAGAGCCTCAAATATGGGCCGCGAGATCGATCGCCAAAGTTTTCGAAAAATTAAATTTACCTTTCGACAAAACTGAAAAAACTCAATCCCCATCATTTACAAAAAATTTTCTTTCCAATCATTCTCATCCTATTGTTCAAAAGATAGCACAAGCTAGAAAATTAAACAAGGTTAATACCACATTTATTGATACTATTTTAAAACATGAACATAAAGGTAGAATTCACGCTGAAATAAATCAAATTAGATCTGACGATGGTGGTACGATTACAGGAAGATTTTCTTATCAAAACCCTAACTTACAACAAATACCGGCAAGAGATCCAGATACAGGACCACTAATTAGAAGTTTATTTATACCGGAGGAAGGTATGAAGTGGGGTTGTTTTGATTATTCACAACAAGAGCCACGTCTCGTTGCACACTACGCATTACGTTTTGGATTAAGTTCTGTAAATCAAATAGCAGATTCTTATGATTCAAATTCAAAAACAGACTTTCACCAAATAGTAGCAGACATGGCAGAGATACCACGTAGTCAAGCAAAAGTAATTAACCTTGGATTATTTTATGGAATGGGTAAAGCAAAATTACAAGCAGAGCTAGGAGTATCAAAAGATAAAGCCGCTGCTTTGTCTGAAAGATATCACTCACGTGTGCCATTTGTAAAACAGCTGATGAATAAATTAATGAACGCAGGAAGCACCAAAGGTCAAATAAAAACTTTACTTGGCAGACGTTGTAGATTTCCTAAATACGAACCAGTATTGCGAGGTGATGACTGGGGTAAATATGTTCCAGCAGAAGATCATGAACGGATGTTAGAATTGCAACAAATGGGACCAACACTCCTAGATGAAAATGGTGAAGATACTGGTAAAAAAAATTACTGGCATAACAATCCAACACGTAGAGCTTTTACTTATAAAGCTTTAAATAAATTAATTCAGGGGTCAGCTGCTGACATGACTAAGAAAGCCATGTTAGAATTATACAAAGAGGGCATCACACCACATATACAAGTGCACGATGAACTTGATATATCTGTTATGAACGATTTGGAAGCTGCAAAAATAAAAGACATAATGGAAAATGCAGTTGACTTAAAGATACCTAACAAGGTAGACTATGAATCTGGCCCTAATTGGGGCAGTATAAAATGATTGACTATGGCTTACTTAAATGCAAACATACCAGTAACTTATGCACAAATAAGAAGGGAGTATTTGTATGACCTTACCAGACATCATGGCGAAGTTGAAGATTGTGTTATCTTCGGTCTATCGAGTATCACGGGAAAGTCTATCCTATTTCATGCGATTAT